GCAGCAAGTGATTTAACATCTCATGGTTCTGCATTCTTTGGTAGATTTGCAGCTGACGATGGTAGAAGAAACAAATCATCTGATACAGTATTTTCAGTAGGAACAGGAACTACAACATCTGCAAGAAAGACAGGATTCTTAATCGATAGTGGTTCAAATACATTCATAGAGGGAACTTTAAATATAAGTGGTTCGACTACAATGACAGGTAGTTTGATATTAAGTTCATCAAACGCAACTGAATTATTTGTAATAGGTAATGCAGAATTTACAGGTAGTGTTTATGGTAATGTAGTATCAATGTCTATTTCATCTAACACTGCTTCTATGGATTTATCAGCAGGTAACTATTTTGAATTAACTGCAAGTGTAAGTCCATTGAATATAAATGTAACTAACTTAAAAGGTGGAGTAACATCAACCTTATCATTGAGTGGTTCAACTGCGGCAACAATAACATTTAGTCCTAATGTATTACAACCATCAGGTAGTTTATATACTGCAAGTGTAAGTGGACAAACAGACATATTATCTTTTGTAGCGTTTAACTCTTCAAAAGTAAATGTAGTATCAACATTAAAAATGGTATAATGATATTTCAAAACTTTGGATTTAATAGACAGGCAATTAAAGCAGCAGCACCAGCACCACCATCTGACCCATATTTAAAAGTATGGGTCGATGCAGGTAATGCATCCTCATATAGTGGAACAGGAACTACATGGTCTGATTTAAGTGGTAATAGCAATAACTTAACACTTAATGGTAGTCCTTCTTATAATTCAACAACTGGCTCATTTTATTTTCCTAATTCAACATCTGTTTATGCAAATAATACTTCATTAAGTAATACGAATGCAGGAACTGGTGATATCAGCACCGAAATATGGCATAGATATCAAGGACCAAGTAGTGATGGTAATTATTATTCTTCATATGAATGGGGATTATTGAATGACCCTAATTATGATTTAGGTTCATTAAGTTGTGCATATGGTGATAGTGGCCTAAATGATAATATGCTTTATGAAAGAGTAGGTGGTATTCGTTTACAATATATTATACCTGCATATGGTGATAGTGTTACATATAAAAAATCAACAGATATAAATGTTTGGAGACAAGTTGTAGTAACTAGAAACGGAAGTAATGGTGATGTTAAGATGTATGTTAATGGCAGTTTATATAAGACTATTACAGGTATGTATAGTGGTGCAATAAATGAATACGCTAAATTATATGTTGGTTGTAATAACCCATCTAATCCATTTGGAGGGCCATTACCTTTTTATGGTGATGTAGCAATATTCAAATTGTGGAATGGTAAATTATTAGATGCAACAGATGTAACTACTGAGTGGGATGCACAAAAAGCTCGTTTCGGATATTAAAAATTAAAGTATGATAGCACTAAAATTAATTAAAGATGTAAGAGAATTGTATGTATTAAACAATCCTACATCATATATGTTAGCCATAGAAAATGGTTGGATATTTACGGAAGTAAGTGTAGCAGATGATACAATATTAAATAATCAAACAGACATAAACTAAAAATAACGATTTTTTTAACTAAAGGTGTTTTTACCTTATAAACAATTAATAATATGAACTCAAAAACAGTATTGAATAAGATAATGCAAATGTTGTCATTGACAGAAGAAATTGCTTTAACTTATGCAAAATTAGCAGATGGAACAATAGTTGAATCAAAAACATTTGATGTTGGTGAAGACTTGTTTGTAGTTTCAGAAGATGGAACTAAAACTCCAGCACCGAATGGCTTTCACGATTTAAAGTTGAAAGATACAGAGGGCAACGAAACTCTTTTAAAAGTAAAAGCTGAAGACGGTAAAATCGTTGAAAGAGAAAATGTTGAAATGGCTGATGCAGATGCAGAAAAAATTAAAACTGAACCAATTCCTTCAGTTGGTAATGAAGATGAAAAGAATGTAATGCCTGACTCTAAAGGTCAAGTAAAATCTGGAACTCAAATGGCTGAAGTAACTGAAGATGTAGCTCCTTTACCGGAAGATACAGAATCAGAAGATGAAGCAGGTGAAGAAGAAAATGTTGAAATCAATTTAGGTGATATGGCTAAAAAAATGGAAGACATGTCATATAGAATTGAAGAAATGGCTGCAAAAATAATGAAAATGGAAGATGCAATGATGCCTCCAGTTGACCAAACAGTTAACGAAGAAGTAGCAGGAATTAAAATGGCTGAAGTTGATGAAGAAGAGTTACCTAAATTAGATGGTGCTCCAATCGAAGAAGCTAGTGTAGCACATAAGTTCAACACAAACAGAAAAAATTATGGTGAGAAAACACAGGATGCACAATCCACTTTCTTATCTAAACTTTATAAATAAAAATATTAACAAAAAAAACGAATTAACAATGAACAAAATTCAAAAATTCGCACAACCAGAAATCAACAACACCACCTACACAGGTGAGGCTGCATCTGGCTACATCGCAGCAGCGTTGTTAAGTGCAAACACATTGGATAAGAAGTTAGTTACGATTATGCCGAATGTAAAATACAAAAGCGTAATTCAAAAATTAGCCTTATCTTCTTTAATCTCTGATGCATCTTGTGATTTTACTCCAAGTGCAACAGCATCTATCTCTGAAAGAGTATTAGTTCCTCAAGAGTTTCAAGTTAACTTACAATTATGTAAGCAAAACTTCGTAGCTTCATGGGAGGCCCTGTCTTTAGGTTTTTCAGCTTTTGATGAAATTCCAAAGAACTTTACAGATTTCTTGGTGAGCTATGTTGGCGGAAACGTTGCACAAGCTACTGAAATCGCTATTTGGCAAGGTCAAGACGCAACTAATGGTCAATTTGATGGTTTCCAAGTTATCTTAGGTAACTCAGTATTATCAGGAAGTGCAACAGACGTATTACCTGCAAGATTAACTGGTAGCGGTTCTGCTATCATCTCTGGTAGTATCACATCTTTAAACGTAATCCAAAAATTACAATCTATCGTTGAAACTATTCCAACAACTGTTTATGGTAAACAAGATTTAGTTCTTTATGTTCCTACGAACGTAGCTAAAGCTTACCAATTAGCAACTGCTGGTTTAACTTCAAATGGTTTAGCTAATGGTTTAACTAACGTTGGTGCAAATGGTTATGACAACCAATTCACTATTGGTTCTAAGCCATACAACTTCAATGGTATTGATATGGTATTATGTCCAGGTATGTCTGATTCTAAAATCGTTGCAGCACAAAAATCAAACTTATTCTTCGGAACAGGTTTAATGAGTGATTACAACGAAGTAAAAGTTATCGACATGGCTAACATTGATGGTTCACAAAACTATCGTATCATCATGAGATACACTGCTGGTGTTCAGTTTGGTGTAGGTCAAGACATCGTATACTACGGAGCTTACTAAAAAATAATTAAAGGGTGGGTAGAAACACTCACCCTTTTTAACAAACAAATTAAATTAAAATAATATGGCTTACACATCAGGAATTTGCACAGTATCAGCTGGTAGAAAAGAAGTTTGTAAAGAGTCGGTTGGTGGTTTACAAGGAGTTTACTTCTTGAACTTCTACACAGGTTCTGCAACTTTAGACGCTAACGATTTGGTAACTGCATTAAACACAAGTGGTTCAGCGTATTATTATGAACTTAAAGGAAATTCTTCTTACACAGAAACAGTTAACACTTCAAGAGACAATGGAACAACCTTCTTCTCTCAAGAATTAACTCTTAACTTAAAGAAGTTGACTAACGAAATGACTACTCAATTAAAATTGATGGCATACGGTAGACCAAAGATTGTAATTTGGACATTAAATGGTGAAGCATTATTACTTGGTAATAAAGAAGGATGTGATGTAACTGCAGGAACAATTCAAACAGGTGGAGCATTGGGTGACCTTTTCGGTTATTCAGTAACTTTCACAGGTATGGAACAACAACCTGGTTTATTCTTATCTGGAAGCACAGTAAATAATCCTTTCGCAGGTTTAACGGTTCAACCGACTATCGTTTATGGTTCGTAATTAATATAACGAATTAAAATATTAGACCCTACTCAAATGAGTGGGGTTTTTTTATTGTGATAACTATTTTTAGATAAACTGGTGTTTTTAATATACTAAATACTAGATAATGCTGACCTATCACATATCACAGAGCAACTCATATACCTTTAGAACAGAGCCAACCGCATCTACATCAAATGAATTTACAATGTCATTGCAAGATATGTTTACATTGCAAAATTCAACTATGCAAATGTCTAATATAACTTATAATGGTTATGAAAGCATGTTAGCGTTTACTGCAAGTATAAGTGGTGCAATGGTAAGTTCTGAATATCGTGCTACTTTATATAATGCAACTCCATCAGGAGCAGTTGATATATGGCATGGTTCGGTTCAATGTTACCAATCAGGAACATTAGACAAATCCGTATATGAAAACCAAATACCGCCAGTAATTTCACACGCTAGTGAGAACAAATACATAATAATGAACTAATATGAAAGGAAAACAAAACTTTGCAATTGTAAATGTAAATAATAATCAACTCCCTATAATACAGGAGGATACTAAGACAAGATACTCATGGGTGCCATTTGGTGTTTATGGGCAAGATGATTTCTTTGATGCAATTATATCTGCATTCAATGTATCTACAACTAACGCAGCATGTGTAGAAGGTATTGCTGATTTAATCTTTGGTAAGGGTATATACTCTAAAAACGAAGCATTTAATGAGATATTAGGTAAAATGTTACCTCAAGAAGAACTTAAAAAAGTTTCTTTTGACTTAAAAATGTTTGGTAATGCAGCATTCCAAGTATATTGGGATGATACACACACAAAAGTTAAGAAATTATATCATGTTCCTATTCAAACACTTAGAGCAGAGAAATTATATGGTAATCCAAAGATAGAAAACTACTATTATTGCACAGATTGGAATGATAGCAGAAAAATTAAAGATAAAAAGAAGATTCCTGCGTTTGAAACCTCAAATGAAAAGATGGAAATACTTTATATTAAGAATTATTGTCCAGGTTTATATTATTATTCACTTCCAGATTGGATTTCTTCATTACAATTAGCAATGTCTGATGGTGAAGTAAGTAATTTGCATTGGAATAACATTACAAATGGTTTCTTACCGGCAGTAATGGTGAATTTTAACAATGGTGTGCCAGGTCCTGAGGAAAGAGAAACAATTGAAGATTTAATTCAAGCTAAATTCACAGGAACAGATAACGCAGGTAGATTTATGTTATCATTTAACGATGATGTAACTACTAAACCTACAATTGATGTAATTAATATTGATAACTTACATGAGAAGTATGAATATGTTGCAGATTACTTACAGGATAGAATATTAGTTGCACATAGAGTAACTTCTCCTTTATTATTTGGTATTAGAACAAAGAATAATGGTTTCTCTTCTCAATCAGAAGAAATGATGACTGCATTTAGTATTATGCAAACAATGACTATCTCTCCATTCCAAAATATTATTTTAAATACATTGGATTATGTTATGGCATGTTCAGGATACACAAATACTGAATTATACTTTGAACAATTAACACCATTAGTATTATTATCACAACAAGCAGAAGATACTGGTAAATCAGTAGCACAGGTTGAAGATGAAACTAATAAATCATTAGAAAATCCTGCAACAACAGACCAAGGACAAGATGCAGTAGTAAACGAACCTATACCAAATGAAACATTTTCTATGGATGAAGTAAATACTAACGATTACGAAATATATAAAAATAAATAACTATGTCATACGCATTATTCATAAATAGAAACGATATTATAAAGAACACTCCGTTGCAAGGTGCAATTGATGCTGATGCTTTATTGCCATTCGTAAGAACTGCACAAGATAAATACTTAAAGAATTTATTAGGAACTGTCTTATTTGATTTCTTACAGGCACAAATTACTACAAACACAGTTGGAGCATTATCGGTTTATTATCAAGACCTTTTAGACGACCATATTAAAAATACTTTGATTTGGTATTCATGTGTTGAATATATTCCGTTTTCATCTGTTCAGTTTAAATCTAACGGAGCAGTTAAACAACAAAGTGAACAAGGTATTGCTCCATCAAAAGGAGAGGTAGATTATTTATTAGAAAAAGCTAGAAACAATGCTGACTATTATGCATTAAGATTACAAAACTATCTAATTGCATACTCGGTAAATATTCCTCAATACAATCAATCAGTTGGTAATCAAACACAGATATATCCCGACATGTCAAATCAATATTTCGGTGGTATTCAATTATAATATAATATGGGAGCAATTGTTCATAATACAGGAACCAATTATACTCAGTTTTATAATGTAATAAATTATTTAGCAGAGATAATAGGCAATCATCCTTCGGTAACGCAAGTTTCTGCAGAGGATTTAAATGACTTTGATGAAAGAGAGTTTCCAAACTATCCAGTTGTAAACATTAATGTATTAAGAACAGTATTTGGTAAATCAACAACTGACTTTGATATACAATTATTAATTGCTGACAAGTATAAGAATAAGAACAACGAATCAAATCCAATAACTAATGAAATGACTAACGCATTTTATGGTATGGATGATATGGTTAATATTTGGGCTAATAGTTTAGCAGTGATGAATGACATAACTTCTTATTTACAAAGAAGCATAAGTAACTTTGAAATCAATACAGATATAAATTGTAGACAATTCCATGAAAGATTTGATTCTGGATTGGCAGGATGGGTAGTAACATTTACATTAACAACACACAACGATAAGAACCGTTGTCTATTTGAATTATATCCTAATTAATTATGAGCACTGCAATAATACATAATACAGGCACTAACTATACTTTATATTACAATATAATGTATTGGTTTAGAACTATAATGTCAAATCATCCTTCTATTGAAGTGGTGACTACTGGTGATTGGTGGGATATTGGTGAAAGAGAATTTCCAGGCTATGTATTAGGAAATATATCTATATTGGATGTTGATTTTGGAACTAATGTGACAAATTATACTTGCACATTGACTATTGCAGACAAAGTTAAAAATAAAAATAACGAATCTGACCCAAGAGATAATAAACAAATAATTCCTTTCTATCAAACAGATGATAAAATAGATGTGTGGGCAAATACACTTGCAATCCTGAACGATTTAAGTGATTACACACAAAGAAGTGTTACAAACTTTGACATCAATGGTGACATCGTATGCACTCCGTTTGCAGATAGATTTGATAATGGATTAGCAGGTTGGACAGCACAATTTGTAGTTACAACTCATAATGATAAGAATAGATGTTTATTTAATTTATCAAATCCTGTATACTTAGGATATAGAATTACTAATTGTGATACTTTAGTAAATTATAACGCAACATTTAACTTATCAACAGGACATGTAATTGGTTCTGCATTTGCAACACTTATAAATGATACATTGCCTGCAGACTATGGTAATTTGAAATGTTATAGTGTAGGTGAAGGATTAGAAGAAGCAAATTGGGATTTAAAAAATGTAGTAATACAAAATTGGCCTCAATCAAATTTATATACTTGTGATGAATGTAAATTGTGGATAGCACCTAAAGTATGGAACACAACACCGGCAAAATGGAGTGGATTATATGGTGATTTTAGAACATGGATAACAGATTAAAATAAAAATAATAATATGGGAAATTTAAGTAATCAATACATCTCACAATCGTTTCAATCTCTATTACATTTAGGGAGTGATACTACTGCATCTACAACTTTTGCAGAAATACAAGATGCATTAGGTAATGGTGTTGGTGTATTTGTAAACACAACAGGTAATTTAAAAGTAACGAATGCCGTATCTGCTTCTGCAGTTTCTGCATCAACAATATCAGGATTAGGAAATCCTCTTACTTATTCTGCATCGGTATCTGACCAATTAATAAAATTACAAAATACTGCATCAGCTTTAACAAACGCAACTGCATCATTTGCAACAACTGGAAGTAATTCATTTGTTGGAAATCAAAATGTAAATGGTGATGTTAATGTAACAGGAACTCTTAATGCATATAAAGTAAATACAACAATTGAAAGCAGTAGTGTTATATTCTCATCTGGGTCTAATATTTTGGGAGATGATGCTTCGGACATACAAACACTCAACGGATTGGTTAGAGTGTCAGGAAACGAACAAATAACGGGTTCATTGGGTGTTTCTCAAACTATCACATCAAATGTAGTTACAACAACAACATTAACTGGTATTGGAAACCCTACAACATATTCTGCAAGTGTTGAATTAAAGCTAACTGATTTAAATGCATATAGATTAATTGATAATCAAAAGTTTAATGATTTACAAGTTACAACTTCTTCAATGTTTACATCATTGGATAAATTAAATACTTGGACTTCATCATATCAACCAATTATTCAAAACTTACAAGTATCACAATCTATTGATAATTTAAAATGGAATTCAATAGGTAGTTTAACTGGAAGTTATGCAACAACGGGTTCGAATACATTTACAGGAAGTAACACATTTACAAATGGATTAGTATTAACAGGTAGTGTTGTTGGTAATGTAATACCGTTGACCATTGCATCAAATACTGCAAGTATGGATTGTAGTTTAGGAACATTCTTTACATTAACATTAGCAAGTAGTGCTACGACTAGATTAGCAGCAACAAATATTAAAAAAGGTGAAACTTTAAGTTTGTTAGTAACTCAACCTGCAACTACCGGTAGTTTAGTATTTACTTCAACATTTAAGTTTCCAGTTAATAATGCATTTACTGCATCAACAACTTCAGGCTCACAAGATATATTATCTTTTATAACATTTGATACAACAACATTATACGGAGCAGGTATAAATAAAATGCAATAATATGAGTTTATTTAGTTCAGCTTTATTAATATCACAACCAACAATAGTTACTACACTTGATTTTTTAATCATAGGTGGAGGAGGTTCAGGTGGTGCAATTGATACAACTATAATTGGTCAAGCATTTGATGCAGCTGGTGGAGGTGGAGCAGGTGGGTTTATTTCAGCTTCTCTTCCTTATTATCAAACACAGGGACCTTTACCTGTAATAGTTGGTCCTGGTGCACCAAGATTAACAAATTTTGGTAATGGTGTATCTGGTAGTGATAGTTCATTTTTTGGATATACTGCATATGGTGGAGGTGGAGGTGGCGGGACTGCAACCGGTGGATTAAATGGAGGTTCAGGTGGAGGTGGAGGTGTTTTTAGTGGCACTCCTAGAACAGAAGGAATTGGAACAGTTGGACAAGGCAATAATGGTGCACAGGGATATAAAACCGCAGCACCAGGTTCTCAAAAAGGTGGGCCAGGTGGTGGAGCAAGCACTGCAGCAATAAATAATGCAACAACTCAATTAGAAGGTCAACCTAAAAGTTGGTTAGATGGTAATTATTATTCAAGAGGTGGATATGTTGGAGGCATGGGTGTATCACCTACATCTTCTTTATTTGGAAATGGAGGAACGGGTAGAATTAATACTGTTGTAGGAACTGAAGCTGGCGGAGGTGTAAGTAATGGTTCTGGTAGTGTTGTAATAAGATATCCTGTGAGTGGCAGTTTGTTTACAGGTGGAACAATTACTTATAGTGGCAGTTATACTTATCACTCATTCACATCATCTGGAGTATTTGATTATAAATTTAGACCTTAATAAATGCCATCATTAAAAGATATAGCACAAAAAGTTACCTCACTTGCTCAATTAAATTTGACAAACGGATATACACGTGCATATAAAACTGGAAATCTTTATAGAAATGTTGGTTCATATAATACACCCAATAGAGTATTAGGAAATACTACATTAGGTAAAAAAAGATTATCTAAAAAGAATTCAACAGATACGATTGATTTAAATTTAGTTTATAATCCACCAGGTGCACCTTATGGTGAATATGTTGAAGAAGGAACTGTGAATATGCCAGCAAGACCATTTGCAGAAGATGCATTAAATTCTCCAATAATTGAAAGAATGATTGATGAATATGTTGGTGTTTATATTGAAGATAATGTAATTGCATCTATTGAAGAAGAATTAGCTTTGATGGAAGCTGAATATTAGTATCACATACTTTTTTTAATTTAGTGGTTTTTATATAAACGATTCATAAATGTCTTTATCATTTTTACAAACGCCAGCAAGTGCTTCTTTAGCACAATCACCTATAATGTTTTCTGTGAAAGAAAGCACAGGTGTAATCAATTCATCTTCGTTTCAATACATAGGTGAATTATATTATTGGACTGGTAGTTTAACAAACTCATCTTCTATTTCAAATTACGTCATAAACAAATATCCAAATACTTCGGGTGCAGGTTTATTTGACTTAAATAGAATTATCAATTCAACTCTTACGGATTTAGCAATTCAAAACCCATCAAATGTAGAATACTTTGCAATTGATTTTTATTATCAATGGTTAAGTGGGTCAACATTTTTAACAGGCAGTCATCTTCGTTCTGCAACATATAAAGCATTGGATGGTTATGGTATATTTCCAGAACCAATCGGACAACCATTATATACATCGTCTGTTTATTGGCCTTTGATGACTGATGGGCCTGTATCACAAAGTTGTTTTGATATCAATAGAGGAACTTCAGGAGTTTATGTAGGAAATATAGGTTCTACAATACCGACTAAAGTAGTTTATAATTCAAACTTAGGTTCTGCAGATTATGCAGTGAGTGGTAACGCATCTTCATCTGCACAAATTACAACATATCCAATAGGCCCATCTCAAAGTGGTTTTCCTCTTTCAACAATAGGATTAAATTGGTTTTCAGTTCAAGCATACAATGGTGCAAGTCCAATAGGTAGTTCTATTCGTTATGATTTAAATTGTCAACAAAAATATCCTAATGTTAGAATAAAATGGAAAAACAGATACGGACAATTTGATTATCTAAACTTTAATATGGTTAGTAGACAATCGTTTACTACTGAAAGAAGAAGTTATCAACCGCAATTAGGAACATGGGAGTCATCAACACTTTCATATCAAGATTATAATACAGCAAACCAAGCTTACATTGTTGACTCAAAACAAAATTTAAGTGTCAACTCAAACTGGTTGCCTGAAAGTTATAATGAAATCCTAAAACAATTATTAGTATCTGATGAAATTTATTGGGTTTATGACGAACCAAATAATAAAGTTAGACCTATGACAATTGTAACTCAAAATGTAGTATTTAAAACAGGCGTTGTCGATAAATTAATTCAATATCAATTTGATTTCCAATACGGACAACCTTATAAACTTATTATGTAATGTCTATAATTTCTACGCAAGGTTTTACTTTTAGATTAATAGCAGATGGAACACAATTAGATATTTTTGACGATGAAGATATAAAATTATCTAATAATGTAACAGGTTTGTTTGATGTTGGACAACTACCATCAGACTTTACTCGTCAAATTACTTTACCTGGAACAAAGGTAAATAATGCATTCTTTGAACATTGCTACGATATTAGCATTTTAAATCCATTTCTTTTTAATACAAACATAAAAGTTCCTGCATACTTTGATTTTGACTCAGTTTATTTATCTAGTGGTTATTTACAACTTAATAAAATAAATGTCATTGGTAATAAGTTTATTGATTCATATGAAGTAACAATATATGGAACATTGAGTTCTTTTGGTAGAGATATCAATAGAGCATTTTTGACAGACTTAACTTCTCTTTCAAAATATAATCATACATCATCAATACAAAATATTACGGGTAGTTGGAGTAGCAGTTTATTTAATGGAGATATAATTTATCCTCTTGCAGAATATGGACAACAAATTAGTTATTCACCAGAAGAAAATAATTTTGGTATAGACTCTGCTTATGGTGGATTATGTGTGCAAGATTTTAAACCTGCAATAAGAGTTAAAGCAGTATTAGATGCAATATTTCAAGAAGCAGGATATACATACACATCATCTTTTCTTGCACAAGATTGGATTAGTGATGTTTATATGGTTTGTAATAATGCATTAAAATATCCTGAATATGCATCCGTTGACCCTGAAACATATGGTTTATTTAAGATAGGCCCAATATCAGGTAGTGGAATGACAAGTGTGACTATGTCTGCTTCAACAGATTTACAATTACCTTGGTTTAATGTTTTGACAAATCCAGGTGGACAATTTGACCCAGCAACACGAACACTTAACACTACTTATGGAACTGGTTTAAGAGGAACGATAAATCTTAATTTTAATATAAGTTCATCGGTTTCACAAATGCCAGTTTTTGCATTAAGAATAAAAGATGCAAATACTGGTGCAACAACATCCAATCAAAGATTAGGAGTTATCAATGATTATTTAGAACAAGTAAGATTATATAATGGTGCATCTGGAACAAGACCTCAAACAATAGAAGTATCTCAACAATTTAATTCTGGATATTTACCATCAGGTAGTTATAAATTTTATTTAGAATATGAAAACTCACAACCTTCAGGACAAGTAAGAGTTGTATTAGACCCAAATGATACTGTAAAATCTTATTTGGAAGTAACTAAGGCAACATCAATTGGTGATGGATTAATAATGAATATACCTGCAAATATGCCATTTGGAACTGCGGGTATTAAACAAATTGATTTTATATTAGGATTACAAAAGAAGTTTAATTTAGTAATTTATCCAAACAAAACTAAATTAAATCAATTCATTATTGAAACATTTAATACATGGTATAAAAGAGGTAGAAGAAAAGATTTTAATAGATACATAAACTTAGATGATAAGATTGAATTTATACCTGCAAATAACTTAGCAGTAAATAAATTAAACTTTGGTGATACCTTAGATGGTGATTATGTTTCACTACAATTTTCAAAACAAGCTAATAGAGAATATGGTAAACAATATTATATTGATACTGAAAACTATTATTCGCAAGGAACTTATGAAGTAAAGACAACATTTGCTTCATCTCCATTGATTAGATTAGCAGGAACTGGTTTATCAGGTAGTGTTGGTGGTATTACTCCTCCAGTAACGGAATATTTGGTAGGTAGTTGTAAAGTTAGTTATTCAGGTGATAATTTAGCTACATGTTATTCATCTACTTTCTTTGATGTTTATACGGATACGGGTAGAATACAAACAGGCGTAATAGCATACTTAGACCAATATGGAAATAATCCTCTTACTGGATATAGATGGATAGTTGACCCGTCATCATTAGAAATTTATGAATTAAATAGAACAACAGGAGAAATTGGATACGGAAGTGGAGATTTCTGCTAAAATTAAATATTATGGCAACACAAAATATACCTTTATACATACCAACTTACATTGGAAGTATTGATTATAAACCGGCTAGAGTATTGCCTCGTCTTTTCTTTTGGAATGGTTTAGTTCAATGTCAACCTTTTTATTTACAAGGATTTCAATTTGGAGTTACTAATAATTACTACGAAACACAATTTACAAACTTTCCATACTTTGACAATTATAATGTTGTAACAGGTAGTTTTCCTACAACTAATTCAAAATCATTATTATTTAATAATGAAAATGCTTCTTATGGTGAAATACCAACAGACAATCTTTATACGGATTATTGGGAAACTTATATATCCTTATTATATAATCCAAGAACAAGATTAGTAAATTGTTCTGCAATCATACCTCTTGCTGATTATTTTGATATGGAATTAAACGATGTTGTAGAATGGAGAGGTAATGTATATCATTTAAGAGCAATTAATGACTATTCTATTAAGGATGGTTCTTGCACATTACAATTATTAGGGCCTATTATTGCTGACACATTAAGTGATTTACAACCTGAACCAACACCACCAACAGGTAGCACTGCATATGCAACTGCATCAATTTATTTATCAGAATACAACGCAAGTCCAACTGCATTTATAGATGCAAATTTAATTGTATCTGGAACGGCTTATTATTTTAGTGGCAATTTCTCACAAAGTATTTCAGGTGGAACAGTTGCTAATGTAGTTATGGAAGGTAAAGATGGTGGTTCAACTGTGTGGGGCCCATATACAACGGCATCTGCAACATTAACAACTTTAGATAATGGAACACCGGTGACAAGTTCAACACAATATATTTATTCAGGTAGTGGTGATAGGGTTATAACATTCCCAACAACATTTACGGCAGGACACAATATTACAATTTCAGGTAGCACTACGGTTGTATCAAATTGTTGCACTCCTACAATAACTTCTGCATCAATTAGTGGAGCAAATATTAGTATTTTCTTTACAACAGGTAGTGGATGTTCTGGTTGCACAGGAACAACAATACAAACTTCATTAGATGGTTCAACATGGGGTGGAAGCAATACTGCGGGATGTGGTTCTCCAAGAGTAATTACTGCACCTACTGCATCAACATATTATAGAATGTATGAAACTTGCACATCATTGACATCTTCATTCTCTAACTCATATTATTTTGTTAGTGGGTCAGGTGGTGGAAG